CTGCATATAACTTAGTATTTAATAAAAAAGAACAAGAGCGTGTAACTGGTGAATTTAGAAAACAAACGAAAAAAGGAGCAACGAAAGCTGCATTAAAGGGTGGTGAAGATGAACTTAAATCACAAAGAGAAGCTCTTTTCCAAGAAGCAGGAAGACTTGATCCTCGTGATGCTGCAAGAAAAGCACAAATTAATCGAAGCATTAAAGAAATTAACGAAGCACTTGGTGTTGAAAAACCAGTAGAACCAACAAAAACTGTTCCCCCAGCATCAATAATATCTGCTCCTGTTAAAATTAAAAAAGGTGCTGTTGATTGGGGATTTATTTCATCAAAAGAAGGTGGTTCAAAATTAGAAGGATATGTTCCTGATCCAGAGGGTTCTAAATCTGGTGTAACGATTGCTACGGGATTTGACTTAGGTGCAAGATATCAAAGGGATCTTGAAGGATTATCACCAGCACTAATAAATAAACTAAAACCTTTCCTTGGGCTTAAAGGAAAAAATGCTGTATTAGCGTTAAAAATTAAAAAGGGATTAAAGATTACTGCCAAAGAGGCAAAAGAAATTGATGCCATGTCAAAAGGCAGTGCTATGACGAAACTCAAAGGTGAATGGAATAAACGTGCAAAAGAAATAAATGGAACAATGTTTGCAGATTTATCCTCAGGACAAAAAACAATCGCTGCATCTGTTGCATTTCAATACGGAAGTTTAAGCAAAGCACCTAAATTTAGAAACGCAATGCAAACTGGTGATTGGGAAGGTGCTGCTGGTGAATTAGATAATTTTGGAGATAATTATGGTTCAAGAAGGGCAAGTGAAGCTGCTTACTTAAGAAACGATACAGGTATTCAATTAGCTATGTTACAAAAAAGTCAAGCTGCTGGAGGAACTCCGGGTACCGGTGCTATAAATGTACAAACAAATAGGGGTGGAGATACTACCCAAAACTTTACTGCTACAAATGCAATCCTTGATGATAATCGTGTACCGGAAGAAAAGGTTGGAGTCCCAGCATAATGGGGACCAAAGTCCCCATTATTACCAGTTTTACTGTTCTGCTAACTTCTTAAAATACTCTAATGAATCATCACCTTCTTTGTTCGCAGTTGGCTGTTCAGCAGCTTCCTCAACATTACCAGCATACTCCTCACCTTGATGGGCAATAACAGTATTAAAGCGTGCTTCCAATTCCTGATATGATTTGAAATTATCTGGACTAACAAACTCTTTTAAAAGATATTGTTGCTTCCAAACTTCCTCACACTTCGCATCATTACCCTCATATAAAGCAGCAGGTACAGCAAATTCAGACTTATCATAATTTGCATATCCCTCAATCTGACGGATTTTAATTTTGAAGTTTGCACCAGCCCAAAAGTCGAACGGGTTAAGAGGTGTTTCATCCTTAAATTCAGGATTCATTACACTTGTAATCTTCTCAAAGATTTTCTTACCGTAACGAAACAAGAATACCTTTCCTTCATTCTCTGCATTGGCACTATCCTCCAATACAAGAATATTAGAATAATAACTTAATTTTCGTTTACGATCTCTAGCAATATTCTTATCTGATTCAATACCAGAATTCCACAATGCTGTATTAGCTTTTGATACTGGATCATCTTTACCAAGAGTGGTTAAAGAGTTTTCAATATACCATCCACCGGGACCTTTGAAACCATGTGACCAAAGTTGTACCCAAGGTACATCTTCGTTATTAGAGGCAGGAAGAAAACGAATAACCGCGTAACCATTACCAGACTTATCACGTTCACATTTCCAAATACGGTCATCTTCATACGAGGGTTTTTCTGCGAGTTTTTCTACTTGCTTAGAGAGGGACTCTAGGTTGGACATTCTATTCTTTTTTAAATCTTTAAAACTAGCCATGCTTATTACTCCTTATTTCGTTATATTGTTATATTACTGTTTATCATTATATAGCGGTTAATATCCTCCTCTCTAAATTGGAAGCTTTGGTTGTTTTTTCATCATATTCAATGATTGTGCCTCTGCTTCAATTTTATCTTTAATAGATTTATTTAATAATTTTGCTACTCCTTCAATCTCGCCATCTATTTCATCAGTATATTCCAGAATAGCATCCATATATGATATACGTTTCTTTTTAACTATTTCTTCTATAGTCTCAGAAATATCTATTGCCATTATTCCATAACCTTTACATTATCACATATACCTAACTTCTTTGCTTCTTTACCACTTAACCAAACATCATGTGGTGGTAATAGATATTGTCTAATTTTTTTCTCATTTAATCCGGTACATTTTTTATAATGTGCTATCATTCGTTGTGTAGTTAATTCATATTCTTTAACTGTAGAAAATAATTCATGCTCTTTACCATATGCACCCCAAGTATATTGATGACTCATTATACTGGTATTTGGTGTTAATGTTCTATATCCTTTCGCTCCGGAAATAAAAATTGCAAAAGCGGCCGAGGCAATCGTTCCCAATCCAACAGTTCGTACTGGTATCGGACTTCCTCTTATTATATCTATTACAGCAAACGCTGCATTTAAATCACCGCCACCTGAATTAATTAATAACTGTAAATATTTTGCCTTAGGGCTTTCTAAATTTTTTGCAATTACAAATGATATTAAATCTCTACACGTTTCTTCATTGACCGGACTCATAAACAAATATATATTACTATCTTCGGGTGTTACGGTTTTCCGTTCTTCAGGAGTAGTTTTTGCCATATGAAAGTCCTCTTGTATGTAGTAACCATTTCCGCTTATCTTCTATATGGATCTATATAAAATATATGATCGTCAATCGTTGAATATTTTAACATCTTAGCTGTCCAATATGGTGGTTCAATATCCACTCTATGATAATGTGTTGCGCCATGTAAAAAATCTTCTATCTCCCACTTCTCACCAAAATGTTTAATATGAACACCGGGCTTCAATAACATAGCTCGTGCTATTAATTTTGAAATCGCCCATGACATTCTATCTCTCGGTGTATCGGATTTACCATCACAATACCAACTAAAATGACATTTATGTAATAACATTTTCCCATTCTTTTTCTGTCCTTGATGTACTACTTTACACATTGTATTTGGAAAATGTTTACTCTTAACCCTATTTATAGTGACCAATGCTACACCTATCTGACCCTTTGTAGATTGATCTCTTGCTTCAAAATAAATATTTTTTGCAAGACAAATCATACTTTGCTTATCAAATTCTCTTTGACTCATTTCCATCATTTTTTTATCCATCCAACCTGCTTCTGCTACAGACGCAAATAAAAGAAAAGATATTAAAAATAACTTCTTCATAATTACCTCACGTTGCTAAATAATAAATGATACCCCCTAACACATAAACTGCCACGGGATATATAATAAAAATTTCAATCATAATATCACCAAAAATAAATAGCACCCCAAACAATGCCACCAAGTAATGTTAAATCTGCGATGACACACCACACAATGTATATCCTTAGTAACCATTTTGAAAATTGTTTATTTTTAAATATATATCTAAACATAGTATAAATGGAAAAAGCAGGGACCCGAAAGTCCCCACTCTTTACCTATTGGCTAATATTATCCCCAAAACTTATTCAGTTTCTTTCGGATAGCATTAACGGTTTTTGCACCACCAACAATGTCTGCATTCTTAAACGCAGTATTGCCGGTTGCTGGACTCGTGTAAATACTTACCCAGCGGGGCAAATCAGTTGCTTCACACTCAAGACGAGTCATCTTACGTGCGTATCTTCGACCCACTCTAGGTGCGCCACGTTTCACAGTCATACCCATAACATCTCCTTCAAAGGATTTAAAAACATGATGAAAGTACTTATATCAATTCATCATAACAACATCTCCATTATACCATAACGAAGAATTCTATACAAGGAAAAACTTTCTATGGAGTTATCCATATACTATAAACTAACCAAGGCAACATAACTATTGCTAGTATAATACCAAAATCAAATAATTTCATAAGTTCTCCTTTAAATTAGGTGAGGGTTTCTGTTGACAAGTACCCTCGGACTCCGCTACTAATAATTAAGCAGCAAGCGCTAAGTCGTAATCGTTAGCGGTTATAGTTTGAATGATTGTTAACGAAGCCATCATTCTTCTCCGTGCTGTCTTATAGTTTCCATTATCCTGTCGAAACCTAGTCACCCCCATATTGTTAACTTGAGGAGTCGCGGATCCTTCTATCAACTTTATAGTCCGCATCTAAATTGGTGGAGGCGAGGGGAATCGAACCCCTGTCCAAAAAAACTTTCACTCTAAGATTATACAGCAATATTAATATTTATACTCTTTTAATCATTTAAGACTTCAAACATTGTGTCTTGAGAACATGTCCGTAATTCATTATGTAAATCTGCTATCGTACCATTATTGTAAATAGTAGCATTATAATCTTTATCGGTCATACCATGTTCAGATGCGTGAAGATTTTCAGCAATACCTTCATTATCTCCTCTGATAATTTGTATTACTACTCCACCCCGATTATGAATCCACATAGCTTCATTACTAAAACGGACATCACTAATTACAACTGTTCTTCCTAAATTTTTCTGGACAAAAATTTCGGCATTCTTAACCCAGATATTAGGA